GCCGGCGTACTGCTTACTACTAAGGACAGATCATGGCTACAAACATCGACAGCGCACTCTCCCCGATGGACCCTATGCTCATGACGGACGAGCCCGCCATCGAGATTGAAATCGAGGACCCTGAAGCCGTAAACATCGGAATTGGTGGGGTCGAAATCGAATTAACGCCGGAAACCCCCACGGCAGAAGATTTTGACGCAAACCTCGCGGAGTTCATGGACGAGGGGGAGATGCAGTCCCTAGCGTCTGAGATCATTGCTTTGGTGGACGCGGACATCAACTCGCGCAAGGACTGGGCTGAAGCCTACGTCAAGGGGTTGGAAGTCCTGGGGATGAAGTATGAGGAGCGCACGGAGCCGTGGAACGGTGCTTGTGGTGCGTATTCCCCGCTGCTGACAGAAGCTGCAGTGAGATTCCAGTCAGAGTTGATCACGGAGACATTCCCGGCTCAAGGACCGGTTAAGACGCAGATCATCGGGGAGGAGACCCAGGAGAAGAAGGAAGCCGCGATACGCGTGCAGGACGACATGAACTTCCGTCTCACAGAAGAGATGGTGGAGTACCGGTCGGAGCACGAGCGGATGCTGTTCAACCTGGGCCTGTCGGGGTCCGCGTTCAAGAAGATCTACTTCGACCCCAGCCTTGAGCGTCCTGCTGCTCCGTTCATTCCCGCAGAGGACATGGTCATCCCGTACGGGGCGTCGAATATCTACAGCGCCGAGCGTGTAACCCACGTGATGCGTAAGACCGAGAACGAGATCAAGAAGCTGCAGGTAGAAGGGTTCTACCGTGAGGTAGAGCTTGGGGAGCCCGTGCGGATCTTCACGGACGTGGAGAAGAAGAAAGCCGAGGAGCAGGGGTACTCACTCACTGACGACGACCGGTATCAGATCCTTGAGGTGCATATTGACTGGAATATGCCTGGGGATGAGGACGAAGACGGTATCGCGCTCCCTTACGTTGTCACCATCGACCGGGGCACATCCACGGTTCTGGCTATTCGACGTAACTGGGACGAGTCGGATTCCCGCAGGCTCAAGCGCCAGCACTTTTCTCAGTACACGTACGTGCCTGGGTTCGGCCCATACGGCATTGGCTTGATCAACCTCGTGGGCGGGTACGCCCGTGCGGGTACGTCGATTCTGCGCCAATTGGTCGATGCTGGCACCCTGAGCAACCTGCCCGGTGGCTTGAAGAGCCGTGGGTTGCGTATCAAGGGCGACGACACGCCGATTGCTCCGGGCGAGTTCAGGGATGTGGACATCCCCAGCGGGACGGTCAAAGACAACATCATGGCCCTGCCGTACAAGGAGCCGAGTCAGGTTCTGGCGGTGTTGCTGCAGCAGCTTACCGATGACGGGCGGCGTCTGGCGGCTATTGCTGACCTGAAGATCAGTGACATGTCTGCCCAGGCCCCAGTGGGTACGACGCTGGCTATCCTTGAGCGTCAACTCAAGATCATGGGCGCTGTGCAGGCCCGGGTGCATGACAGCCTGAAGATGGAGTTCAAGCTCCTGAAGAAGGTTATCCGTGATTTCCTGCCACCGGACTATTCCTACACCCCAGAAGGCGGTGATCGGTCGGTCAAGCAGTCTGACTACGACCAAGTGGAGATCATCCCGGTCAGCGACCCTAACGCGGCCACTATGGCGCAGCGGATCATGCAGTACCAAGCTGCACTGCAACTCGCACAAGGGGCTCCGCAGATCTACGACATGCCGCAGTTGCACCGGCAGATGCTTGAGGTTTTGGGGATCAAGAACGCGGCCAAGTTGGTGCCTATCGAGGACGATCAGACGCCGAAAGACCCTATTTCCGAGAACATGGCGTTCTTGACGGGCAAGCCGACCAAGGCGTTTATCTACCAAGACCACGAAGCCCACATTGCGACACACATGGCCCTGATGAAGGACCCCATGATCATGCAGATGCTTGGGCAGAGTCCGATGGCGCAACAGATGATGGGAGCGATCATGGCCCACATTTCGCAGCACTTGGCGTTCAGCTACAGGGCCCAGGTGGAAGAGCAGTTGGGCGTGCCGTTGACCGCGCCTGATGCTGACTTGGATGAGAACACGGAAGTCCAGTTGAGTCGTCTCGTGGCGCAAGCCTCGCAACAGTTGCTGCAAAACAACATGCAGAAGGCCCAGGCACAGCAAGCGCAGCAGATGGCCCAGAACCCTGAAGTACAGATGAAGCAGGCCGAGCTGCAGTTGAAGGCCGAGGAGTTGCGGCGCAAGGAGGCTGACAGCCAGCGGGATTTCCAGATCGCTCAAGGCAAGCTGCAGATTGAACAAGCCCGGTTGGCGCTTGATGCCCAGAGAAAGCAGGGTGAGGACCCCCGCCTGAAGGCGGCTATGGCGCAGCAGGACATGCAACACAAGGAGCAGCTTCACCAGCAGAAGGTCAGGCAACAGACCCAAACAAGCCAGATGCGCATGCAACAGCAAGCGCAGCAGGCCGCACAACGCGCTGCACAGCCCAAGCCCAAACCCCAACCCAAACAGTAAGGACGAGTCATGGCTACCACTGCGTTTTCCGTGGTATTGAAAGAAATCGAAGAGCGGCGCGATGCACTCGCGCAGGTTCTCATCTCGGGTGCTTCAAAAGATTTCCCCGAGTACAAGTCGATGTGTGGAGAAATCCGGGGTCTTTCTCTAGCGCATTCCTTTATCACCGACCTCGTGCGAACTATGGAGCAAAATGACGATGAGTGAACTACTCCTGAGCGACGGCCAAAACACGACCGTGTTGCCGCAGACCGACGAAGAAAAGGCCCGACAAGTGCCTGATCCGGTGACTTACCACCTGCTGTGCGTACTCCCCAAGGCAGAAGAAGAGTATGAGAGCGGACTTGCCAAGGCGGGTCAGACCATGCACTTTGAAGAGGTAATGAGCCCGGTGCTGTTCGTGGCAAAGATGGGGCCAGACTGCTACAAAGATCCGCTGCGCTTTCCCAGTGGGCCTTCATGCAAAGTTGGTGACTTCGTGCTTGTCCGGCCTAACACGGGTACGCGGCTGAAGATCCACGGCCAAGAGTTCCGCTTGATCAACGACGATAGCGTCGAGGCGGTTGTGCAAGATCCCCGTGGCATCAAGCGCGGTTAAGGAGTAACTCATGCAAAACCACCAGCACGAAGAAACTTTTCGGTTCCCCGACGAAAAGCCGGAAGAGATTCAGGTTGAAGTTGAAGGCGAAACCGAGATTGAGGTTGTAGACGATACCCCCGAGGTAGACCGGGGCCGTACTCCGATGAAGGACCCCCCTGCGGAGGTCACGGATGAGGAGTTGTCGCAATACAGTGACAGCGTCAAGAAGCGCATCCAGCACTTCTCCAAGGGATACCACGATGAGCGCCGAGCCAAGGAAACCGCGTTGCGCGAACGCGAAGAAGCGCTACGTGCAGCGGTAGTATTGGCCGAGGAGAATAAGCGACTCAAGGCTACGGAGCGCAAGAAAATTGTCGATGCTGAGTTGGCAGACGCCAAACGCAAGCTCCAACAAGCGTATGAGACGGGGGATTCTGGACTTCTGATTGCAGCGCAGGATGCACTTGCCGCAGCAAAAATTGAAGAAGACAAACTGAAAAGCGGGGAAGGTTCTTTACAGCGCGAAGAAAGTGCGGTACAAACCCCTCCGGCAACTCAGTCGCCGCCCCAAGTTGATCAAAAAGCCCGTGCGTGGCAGCAAGCCAATCCGTGGTTTGGAGAGAACGAGGAAATGACGGCGGTTGCGTTGGCAGTACACAAGCAACTTGTGAGTTCGGGGGTAGACACGAACAGTGATGGGTATTACGACGCGATCAACACCCGCATTCGTAATCGTTTTCCAGAAGCGTTTTCCTCTGGAAAGACCCGGAAGTCTGTCGTATCCCCCGCTACGCGTAGCACCGCGCCCAAAAAGATCGTGCTGACGCAATCACAAGTGAGTATCGCCAAGCGGCTCGGACTGACCAATGAACAGTACGCCCGTGCGGTTGCGGAAGAAATGAGGAAACAAAATGGCTGAGAATCGAATTTCACGTGAGTTGGACACCCGCGCAAAGGCTGAACGGCCCAAGCAGTGGATGCCCCCCCAACTCCTGCCCGATCCGAACCCGGAAGAAGGGTATGCTTTCCGTTGGATTCGCATCAGCACGCTCGGGAACAACGACCCGATGAACGTCTCCTCAAAACTCCGCGAGGGCTGGGAGCCCGTGAAAGCAAGCGAACATCCTGAGATTCAACTGGGTGGAGGCGGTTCAGGTCGTTTCCCGGACAGTATTGAAGTCGGTGGTCTGCTGCTTTGCAAAACCCCAAAGGAGTTCACTGAACAGCGTAATGCCTACTACCAGCGTCAAGCTGAAGGGCAGATGCAGTCGGTGGACAACAACTTCATGCGCGAGAGTGATGCTCGTATGCCGCTGTTCAAGGAACGGCGCAGCGAAGTATCGTTCGGACGCGGTTCTTAATTCAAGGAGTCTCTAAATGGGATACCCCACGCTAGACGGACCATACGGCTACAAGCCGGTCAATTTGATTGGCGGTCAGGTATTTGCGGGTTCTACTCGTGAGTACGCAGTCGCCTACAACTACGGCACTTCGATCTTCTTTGGTGATCCGGTCGTCATCACGAACGGTTTCGTCAACATCGCAACGCTGCCGATCAACACCACCAACACCACGGTCGGTGTCTTCATGGGCTGCTCGTACACCGATCCGGTGACCAAGCAGAAGCGCTTCAGCCAGTACTACCCTGCCAACACCCTGGCTGGTGACATCAAGGCAATCATCTGTGACGATCCTGATGCGGTCTTCCGTATTGCGGTTGTGACGGCTGCTGGTGTGACCACCATCGGTTCGGCGTCTCAGTTGACGGTTGGCGTGAACTTGGCTGGCTCCTCCACCACGGGCAATGCAGCGACTGGCAACAGCACGCTGGGTGTCGTGGGCGCTGCTGCCACCACCGCCAACGCGGGCTTCCGTGTCCTGAGTCTGGTTCCTGATACCCAAGTTGCTACCCAAGCGACTTATGTGTCCGGTTCTGGCTCGACTTCGGTTGTGGTGTCTGGCCTGACGGTTGGTCAAGTCCTGCCGATTGGCACGGACATCTACCAGTTGGTTGCCGCGACGGGTCAGCTCCAGTTCACTGGCGCTTCTCTGACCGCTGCGACCACGGTGACGACCACGGGCAGCACGACTTTGACGGTGACCAACTCGCCTGCCAACTCTGTGACTGGGCCTACCCTGGCTCTGATCCAGACTCCGGAAGTGCTGGCGAAGATCAACTTCAACGTCCATCGCTACAACATCGCCTAAGGAGCATTCATCATGGCAATTTCACGTGCCCAACTACTCAAGGAATTGCTCCCTGGTCTGAACGCTCTGTTCGGCATGGAGTACAAGCGCTACGGCGAAGAGCACAAGGAGATCTACGAGACCGAGTCCTCAGAGCGCTCGTTCGAAGAGGAAACCAAGCTCGCCGGTTTTTCCGCAGCCCCGGTGAAGAACGAAGGTTCGGCCATCCAGTACGACAACGCACAGGAAGCCTGGACCGCTCGTTACAACCACGAGACCATCGCTATGGGCTTCTCCATCACCGAAGAGGCGATGGAAG